CTTGAATTTAGAGCGGCTGCGTTCTTAGCTCAAGATGAGGTTGCAATGAGAGAAGTTGAGACAGGCTTTGACGTACACGCTTACACTGCAAAGGTTATCTCTGATGCAGGGCAACCTACAGCTAGACAGGCAGCAAAGGAGCATACGTTTGCTCCGCTCTTCGGCGCTACTGGGTATGGGCGCAGCAACGCTGAGAAGGCTTACTACGAGCACTTCAATGAGAAGTATAGAGGTATAGCAGCTTGGCAACAAAACTTAGCTGACGAAGCAATGCGCTTCAATAAGATTACCAACATCAGTGGTAGGCAGTATGCTTTTCCTGACATTGAGCGCAGAGCTAATGGTAGTGTCACACACTTTACTATGTTAAAGAATTATCCTGTGCAGGGCTTTGCTACAGGTGATGTTACCCCTGCTGTACTTAATGAGTTTCACAAAAGATTAAAGCCACTAAACTCTGTATTGATCAACACAGTACATGATTCAGCGGTGGCTGACATACATCCAGATGAAGAAGAAGAAGTATTACAAATAGTTGCAGATCTTAACGATAATCTTGTAGATCTGATAGAAGATGTGTACAAAGTACGTATGAATGTACCACTATTATTAGAGGCAAAAATAGGCCCAAATTGGCTTGACACAAAAGACGTATAATGTATAACTACAATTTCATGTAACGCTCATCGAAAGGAAAAGATATGAGCCAAGAGTTAGCAGTAGCAATAGACCGTGGACAATCAATGGCAGAGCTTATGGGTGTGTCTAACAACACACAACAGAGCGCAACGCCTAGCGTATCACGGCTCAACGTCAACCAAGAGATCCTAGAGAAAGAGGTATCTATGGATGGCGAAACGTTTATGAAACCAACCGTACCAAAAGGAGCGTACAAACTAACTACAGGTGATGATGTAGTCTACAGTAAAACAGTTACTGTGCGTGTCTTTGCTGTACGTCAACAGTGGCAACGCTGGAATGGTGACACTACTGAAATGGAGAAAAGCGTTTTGGCTAACAGCCTTAACAAGGATCTCAAAGATAACTTAGGTGGCTATAACTTAGGTAGGCCATCAGGTTATATCGAAGACTTCAATGCACTTCCAGAAGCAACAAAGTCTCTCATTCGTAGCGTAAAGCGAGTTAAAGTATTCTTTGGCTTGGTAACACTAGATAGCCCTACAGATGCTATGGGTGAAAAAGTAGACGGTAATTTCACGGACATCCCTTTTGTGTTTGACGTTAAGAACCGCGACTCCCTTAAAGCACTAGATGGTGTACTGGCACAGATCAACAAGAAGAATCTGCTACCGCCTATGTCCACTATCAAGTTATCTCCTGCTGTAGGTAAGATCCCTACGGGTGCTACCTTTGGTTATGTTACTGCAGCAATCGGTGATAAGGTTGAGCTATCTGATGATGACAATGATGTACTGGGTAACTTTCTAGACTTCATTGAATACATCAACGGCTCACTCTTAGATAAACATGAAGAGCGTAGCTCTGATGGTCTGTCACACGCCGACAAAGAGATTGTAGCTTCAATCGTAGAAGTGGAAGAGTAATGGAACACCCTGCTGAATTAGCAATCTTCTCCTACTTACAGAAGGCTATGGCAGGTGAGGCGTCAATGTCAAAAGAGGTGGCTTCTAAAGTCGCCTCTGATGTTGAGGCTGCTATGCTAAAGCAGTTTGCTAGTGGGCCGCGTGACGAGTTTCGTATGCGTATGTCCAATCTTGGTAAGCCTAAGTGTCAGTTGTGGTATGAAAAGAATGACCCAAAGGATAAGACCCCTTTCCAACCCCACTTCTTGATGAATATGATCTTAGGTGACATTGTTGAAGCTGTGTTTAAGGGCGTCATGCGTTCTGCAGGTATAGACTTTAAGGACAATGATAAAGTCACACTAAAGCTACCTCACGGTCAAGAGATAAACGGTGAGTATGACATGGAGTTGGACGGTAAGATTGATGACGTTAAGTCTGCCTCTCCTTGGTCGTACCAAAACAAGTTTGCCTCATTCGATGCACTAGAGAGCGATGATAGTTTTGGCTACATTCCACAGCTTGTAGGGTACGCAGAGGGTGCAGGTAAGGGTGTTGGCGGCTGGTGGGTTATCAATAAAGCTAACGGTGAGTTTAAGTATGTCTCAGCCTCTGAGGTAGACAAACAATCTGTGCTAGATGATATCCAGGATACGGTTGATTACATTGATCAGGACCAGCCTTTCGAGCGTTGCTTTGAGCCAATCGAAGAAACGTTTTACAAGAAGAAGACAGGCTTTAAGAAGCTAGGTACTGAGTGTGGTTTTTGCGCTTTTAAACACAAGTGCTGGCCTAACCTAAGTACAGAACCTGCTAGAGCATCAAAAGCTAAGAATCCAAAAATGGTAGATTATATTGACTAAAACCTCTGTGCATACGAAAGGAAAAGATATGCCAAAACTTACTATTAACGACAAAGAGTACTACACTGATGACTTTAACGAGGATCAGATGAAACTCTATCAGGAAATTCAAGTGGCGAGTGCTGAAATGTCACGGTTAGAGTACAACTTTAAGGTACTTGAGAACCGTGTCAACTTCTTGGCAGGATCTATTGAACACGCTTCTAATGAGGCTGACGTAGAGTTGGAAAAGAATTCTGATACTGATGCGTCATAAGGAAAGGACTCATAACTCTAGAGTATATCGTAGTGGCCTTGAAAAAGAGGCTGCTGCGTTCCTCAAAGAACACCAAAAGAGGGTGCTTTATGAAAAGATAAAGATAGAGTGGGAAGACTTACGCTATCGTACATACACACCTGACTTTGAGTTAGATAATGGTATTTTTATTGAAACTAAAGGTATCTTTGACAACGAAGATAGACGTAAGCACTTAGCAATAAAGGAACAACATCCAGAGTTAGACATACGCTTTGTATTTAGTAACTCTAATGCCAAGCTGTATAAAGGTGCCAAATCTCGTTACTATAACTGGTGCGATAAACATGGCTTCTTATGGTCACATAGGTTAATACCTTTAGAGTGGCTAAAAGAAAAAGGTAGACGGTGTAAGCTCGAAAGAGTAGCACTAAAAACACAAAGGAAGAAGTGATGTCTTACAAAGTAAAAGACGATGAAGTTGCTGTTATTATAAAACCTGTGATGGATGAAGATGGTAATTGGACGCTTGAGTTAGCTACAGGTTTAGCCTTTGGTGAGGTCATAGATGCGCCCATGCCAGCCGCACATGCCGCTTTTGAGGCTGCACTTTCTATGGCAGCATCTTTAACCTTTCTATCAGACTACCCTGAGTTTGGGGAAGAGCTTGTCGAGTATAAACAAGAAATGCTAAAAGATATCTTTCCTGAGCAATATGCTGCTGCTGAAAAAGAGTTATCAGATACAGAAAAAGAAGAGGTTTACAGCAAGAAAGGTAACGTATATACACTTACTGCGTTCACTAAAACACAAGGAAGTGCTTAATGGTAGATCCTGTAAATAAACCCGTACACTATAATCAAGCTGGGATAGAGTGTATAGAAGCTATACGTGCTATGACATGTAAGATGAATGGTACAAGTGCGTATATGGCTGGTAATGTATTGAAATACGTTTGGCGTCACGAGTATAAGAATGGCCTAGAGGACTTAGAGAAAGCTCAGGTATACTTAGGTTGGCTAATAGATAACTACAAAGAGAATCACAAATGAACACCAAGACATTTAGTGTTATGTTTATGTTAAACGTAGAAGAAGAAAACAACATTTTATCATCGTCTGATGAGCACCATCAGGAAGATGTATACGATCTAATAACAAACATTATGTACGATGTTGATGATGTAACGATACGAAACTTAATAGTTAAGGAGCGGCAATGATTAACGAGACAGACTTAGAAGCATTTGGTTACTTTGATATGTTTCAGAACAGCCCTGATTGGAGTAATGACCCACTACGTTTCTACAGCCAGTTTGTAGAAGATAAAGTTTTCACTAAGGGGCGAGAACGATTAGTAGAAAACACTTTGGGTCTTGTAGGAGAATCAGGAGAGGTTGCAGAAAAGATAAAAAAACTGTTTCGTGACAAGGGTAAGTTTAGTGATGAAGATGTACTAAAAGAGTTGGGGGATGTGTTATTCTACGTTGTTGCATTATCAAACATCTTTGGCGGCAATTTAAGAAAGACTATGGAAATGAATATGGCAAAGCTAGATGATAGAGAGCAGCGCGGAAAGCTAAAGGGTTCAGGAGACAATAGATGAGCAACCTACTACCAACAGACTACCAGACATTTATTCACAAATCACGTTATGCCAAATACTATGATGGTTACGGGCGTGAGTTTTGGACAGACACAGTAGAGCGCTACATGATCAATGTAGTTAATTCACTGTTAGATTCTAAGATTTGTAGAGATATTGAGTCTGCGATACTTAACACAGACATCATGCCCTCTATGCGAGCACTGATGACTGCTGGCCCTGCTTTAGACAGAGACAATACTGCTGGCTATAACTGTAGCTACTTACCCGTAGATGACCCTAAGTCCTTCGATGAGGCTATGTACATCCTCTTGTGCGGTACTGGTGTCGGTTTCAGCGTCGAGAGGCAGTATGTTAGCAAGCTCCCTGAAATACCTCGACTCTTCGACAGTGAGACTACAATCGTTGTCAAGGACAGTAAGGAAGGTTGGGCTAAAGCTTTCAGACAATTGCTGGCACTCCTTTGGGCTGGTGAAATCCCTCAGTGGGATATTGGTTTGGTACGCCCTGCAGGTGCTAGGCTCAAGACGTTTGGTGGTAGAGCAAGTGGCCCAGCGCCTCTAGTTGAATTGTTTAACTT